CCGCCATCTAAGGGCGGCAATGCGGTGCTGTCCGGATACCGAAACTGGCACCCGGCGGCGACTTATTGGATCAGGGGGGTGCCTCGCGCGAATGTAATCCAGCGCAGGGACAATGTATCGCTTTCGAAGCCGATTTGAAGGCCGTGGGCGCGTTTTTTGCCCTGGCGCGGTTCATGGGGCGTCCCTGGCCCCTCACGCGCCTCCTGGGGCAAATTTGAAATAACGACGCGAAGGTGGTAGATTGATCTCGTGCGCGTGACACGGTGACATTCTCGCGGCCGTAGGACCATCTTCGATGGGACCGTCATGTAGGGTTACTGCGAGGCCCTACCGCGCACATCACTCCTCCCTTCGATCAAACACGATCCGGACGTTGTCACGGCTCAATAGCGCTCGCACGCGATCCTCGCCGGTGAACCGGTAGCTGGTGACGAATGCGGCCTTTCTGCTCCTCGTCGATTTCAGCACCGCATGAAGCCAGCGCCCGTTTGCCAGTCTTATGAGGACGACCGAGAGCGGCCCGTCGACGACGGCGAGCGTGGCCTTGGCCGGGAAGGATGGCAGGAGGCGATAATCCGCCACGGTCATCTCGGGATGGCGGATGAGCTGCTTCGCCATCGTTTCGGCCGAGATCAGCGCCACGCGCGCATCGACCCCACGGGCGGTCGCCAGCGCCGGCGTGATCGGCATCACCGGCATGGAGCCCTCGGGCTGGCGAAGGAACCGCTCGAAGGCGCTGCTGGCGACGCGCTCCTCGACAGCGGCCGCGATCAGCTCGGGCGGCGCATCGGCGATCTTCTCCGCGACGGCCTTGTTGACGCGTGCCTCGTAGCCCGCGCGGCCGGGATTGTACGCCCAGCCGGGATCGATCCCGTCCGGCACCCGCACGATCTCTCCGGTTCGCTTGTTGACGAAGTTGCGGAACGTATCCTCCGGCGGGTCGAACCTCAGCTCTTCGCCCTCGGCGATCAGCTGGTCGATCTCGCGCTGGGAAAGGCTCTGGAGGGTGCAGCGGCAGTTCCAGCCGCAGGGTGGCGCCCAGGCGTTCCAGTATGGATGGTCGATCGGCAGGACGAGGTTGTGCCTTGCGCGGTGCGTGGGGCGGGTTCGATCGTCCAGGAGGGCGACATATCGCAGGAACGGCCGAGCCTTCCGGTTTCGCTCGAAACTCTCCCAGTGGCCGGCCGCGTACGAGACACGCATGTTGGCGTCGAAGATCGTCTGCAGGCGACGCGCGCTGCCGAGCTGCGCCGCGACGATCTCACCTGTCGCCGGATCCTCGACGAGCTTCTTGCCCCACCAGCCCTTCGCCTCCAGGACAGGTCGCAGCCGGCGGGCAAATTCCGCGGGTGTTCGACCATCCTTCAAAGCCACGTCGAAGGCGTCGGAAATGTCCTTCAAGATGTCGAACCCCGCCGACTTCGCGACGGTGAACGAAGTCGCATGCTCCTCCTGCCAGAAGTCTTGCCAGGAGAAGCTCTCGACAAGATTGCCTTTCCGGACTTCGAACGCGGCGATCGCATCGACCGGCGGCAGTGGCTTCAGGTCGATCGCCACCTTATGCCTCGTCGCTGAGCTGGTCGCCGGCAATGCCCGCCAGTCGCGCCGAGAAGGCGGCGCGGGCTAGCATGTCGGTCATGGCGCTGATGTCCATCGTCCGGTAGCGGTCGGCGAGGATCGATCTGACCTCCTCCATGGTAGACGCGCCGGCGATCTGTTCTTCCAGGCCGATGACGACCGGCTCCACCATTTCCGCCCAGCCATCATCACCGAGGAGGTCGGCGATCGCGTTGTCGATCGCGTCCGCTGGCTTGGCAGGATTGGAGGCGCGCTGCGCAGACGGCGTGCCAGGCACAATAGGCTTCCCGTCGTCGCCGGATCCGTCTGCCGGCGACGGCCGCCTGCCGGGCGGCACGAGCAACTCCTCATCCTTGCCGGGATCCGGGACGCCGATCTTGTCGCGCACGGTGCTCATGCCGACCTTGCCGCCCATGCCAACAAAGGTCGCGACGTTCTTGATCCAGCCTGTCAGGTCCACATGTTCCGGCCGGCCGATCTTGATCTTCGGGTATGCCTTCTGCGGCCCCTTGTTCAGGTCGATGTACGGACGCACGAGGTCACGGTTGAGCGTGGCGGCGAGCTGCTTGGCGTCGGAGCGTTCGATGTCGGCCTTGACGCCGTCATGCACCTTTGCCTGGGCGTAGCCGCCGGCGGTCATATCAGTCGTGCCCGTCTGGCCGAGAACGACCTTCGACACCTGCCGGTCCAGCCAGTCCGACCGGCTCTCGTAAAGCTCGTGCGAACCGGTGACATCCGCCTTGACGAACTCGACCGCCATGGACGCGGGTACGATCGCGGAATAGTCGACGCCGATATTGGCAACGGCTCGCAGCAGCGTTTCCTTGTCCTTCTCCGATGCGCCTTCGCCCCACTTGCCGAGGCGCAGCGGCTGGCCATAAGCCTCGCAGAAGATCGCCCAATCCTTGCCCGTGAAGCTCTTGAAGAGGAACGTCCAGCAGACTGCCCGGGCGATACCGCCGCGGATCGGAAGGCCCGACTTCACCTTCGCCTGGTGGAACACCCACTTGTAGGGCGCGAGAGGCTGATCGCCGTCAGCGTCCCGGAGCAGGGGTGTTTCGCCATCATCGTCGGCAAACCGGAACCAGCGCGGGTCGCGCCATTTCAGCGCCACCGGCTCCCACTGCTTTTCCGACATTTCCCAGATGATCTCGGTCGCCGAGAAGCCTTTGCCGATCGCGTCGAGGATGTCGAACACTTCGGTCTCGAAGACGTCGCGCTCGACGAAGGCGCGCACCAGGTCCGCGTTCGCCACGTCTTCCGCGCTGTCGCTCGCCGCTTCCACGGTGACATCGAGGCCGGCAACCTGAAGCTTCCGGGCACCGAGGACGCCGGCATAGTGCAGGTCGCGCTCTTCCATGTCCTCGGCAAGCGCCAGATAGGCTTCCGGGTCGCCGTTGATGCTGGATTTCAGCATGCGAGCCAGCTTCCCGGGCGTCAGGCCGCTCGCCTGGTGTTCGGTGTTCGGCCGACGTACGCCCATCATGCTCGGAGCGGCCTGCTCTGTCTTAAGGGTGGCCGGGCTGATCGGCCGGCCAAACTGGTCGAGGAGTTTTGCCATCAGTAAAGACCTTTCGACCGACGCATGGCGGAGAGACGCGCCGGCGCGCCGTCATCGCGATCGGAGCTGGGAGTGTCGAACTTCGATGCGGCGAGGGCGACCGGCACGTAGCCGTATTCGTGCCACTGCATTCGGCTGGCGTAATAGGCGAGGGCGAGGGCCACCGCGAAGTCGCCGTGCCGCTTCTTCGCGCCTGCGCCGGTGCGAAGGTCCGGAACCCGGGGTATGCCCCGGATGACCTTCACGAGACGCAGGTCTCCGAGATGTTCGTCATCCCTGATCAGCGCGATCGCGTCGTCTTCGAAGGCCGCCTTAAGCGGCGGCATATGCAGCCGGTACCAATCAGAGTTGGCGGTGAACTTGACGGCTTCGACCAGTCCGCCCGGATGATCGCCGTCCCGGATCCCGAATTCTCGGCCCATGTCCTCGGCGACCGTCCAGCCCATGCCGGTCGCATCGAATGCAGCACCCACCAGCCGCGGCGCGCCCTTCAGGATCATCCGCGTCAGCATCTTCTGCTCGTCGCCCGGAACGTTCCGCATTTCCAGGCTGATCGCTTCTCGGCGCCGCAGCTGCTGTGAGACCTCCAGGAGAGAGGCGACGGAAAGGTCGGCGACGCGCGCGAAGTCGAAGCCGAAGGCGTGGGTCCGGTTGCGGTCCAGGCTGGCGACGGCTTCAGCGACCTGGCGTATCGTCGGCTCGAGCAGTGACGCGCGGTCCACGGCCAACAGGTGCAGGTAGTCCCGCGGCAGCTCCAGGCGAATGACCTGGGTGTCGATCGTCATCCGCGCTTCGATCAGCGGCGCCGAGAGCCAGGCGCCGGTACCGGCCGTCGGGATGCAGAACAGCTCCTCGTCGGCACCATCGCCGTAGAAGTCGATGATCTCCTGG